TATCTGGTTAACATCCTGTGTGGCCTAGCTACGCGCGTGAAGTTGAGCAATGGCTAAAATGTTTTCGCATAATATAGATTATGTTAATTCTTGCAGGGCTAACGGCACATTTGCTAAATTGCAGTCACTTTTTGCCGAATACCGACCCCCCACCCTCCCAGAAACACGCCGCATCTCCTTACTACATATAATACCTGCGGAGCAGGGAGTGTGACACAGCCCCTCTCTCCTCCTCAACTAGCAGCGATTAATCACATCGCAGAGTTACGGAGAGGCGTCACTGATAGCGACAGTGCATCTGAGCAGCTAGAATGCGCTGTATTGCTTTTGGATGTTTACGAGGCTATCCTAGAGAGGAACGGGATACTGATATACGCTGACCAGGAGGAGGTCTTGCAGCATTGAATCACATTGAGATACCATATGACCCGAGGCCGTTGCAGATGAAGTTGCACAATGAGATGCAGGTGAAGCGCTGGGGTGTTGTTGTATGTCATCGTAGGTTTGGCAAGACTGTTTGGGCTATTAATCATATATTGAGGGATGCTTTATTGTCGGGAAAGACAAACCCCAGATATGCTTATATGGCCCCTACGTATCGACAGGCTAAGAATGTAGCTTGGGATTATATCAAGCATTTTGCTGGTGGTATCCCGAATGTGCGGTTTCACGAGACTGAATTGCGGTGTGACTTACCTACTGGCGCTAGGATTAGTTTACTTGGTGCAGAGAACCCTGATAGTTTACGTGGTATATATTTAGATGGATGTGTCATGGATGAGGTTGCTGACATGCCTGAGAATGTGTTTCCGGAAGTGTTACGCCCTGCATTATCTGATCGTAAGGGGTTTTGTATCTTTGTTGGTACGCCCAAGGGTCACAATGCTTTTTTTGATTATTATGAACAGGCGGCGAGTAATGATGATTGGTTAGCTGCTGTTTATAAGGCTAGTGAGACTGGTTTGTTGGACCAGGAGGAACTGACGGCTGCGAAGAGTATGATGACTTATGATCAGTACCAGCAGGAGTTTGAGTGTAGTTGGAATGCAAATGTGCCAGGTGCTATTTATGGCAAAGAGTTGGAGCAAGCTACGTTACAGGGGCGCATAGCAAATGTACCGTATGATCCATCGCATAAGGTAGATACCTGGTGGGATTTAGGTATTGGTGATAGTACCAGTATTTGGTTTACGCAGAATGTGGGCAGGGCTGTTCATGTAATAGATTTTTATGAGAATAGGAATGAGGGGTTGCCGCATTATTGTCAGATCCTTAACTCTAAGCAGTATTTATATGGTACGCATAATGCACCGCATGATATAGAGGTGCGTGAGTTGGGCAGCGGTAAGAGCCGAAGAGAGGTTGCCTGGGATTTGGGATTGAATTTTCGCGTTGTTCCCAAGCTTCCTGTTGAGGATGGAATACATGCGGCGCAGATGTTAATACCAAGGTTGTGGTTTGATCGTGAGAAATGCAAGCAGGGATTGGAATGTTTGCGTCAATATCATAGATCTTATAATGATCGTACCCGTACCTTCCGTGCAAACCCTGTACATGATTGGTCTTCCCATGCGGCTGATAGTTTTAGATATTTCGCAGTAGGGTTGCGAGAAACTGGGCCTACGATGAAGGCTCCACAAATGCAAGCGGTGTCTGATTATGATCCCTTCGCAGCTTAATTATAGGATTGCCAGGTTTGTTGATGCGGCTGAAGTAACGGAAGTTTGCAAAATGTTTCATTCTGAGAGCTATCAAAAGTTTGCTAATTTTAATTTTGATAAAATGCACGAATGGATTGAGGAACGTATTGATAATGATGACAGTGATATTTTTACGGCTTGGGATGGAAATACGCTTGTGGGTTGCCTTGTAGGGATGGCTTATTACTATCCATATTCAAATACACTAGTCGCGGCTGATTATATCTGGTATGTTGTACCAAAGTATCGGGGCGGCATGACTGGTGTTCGTCTAATGAAAATGTTTGAAGAGTGGGCAAAGGGTGTCGGCGCAGTGAGTATTACAACAGGTTCTACTTCTGGCATTAAAAGTGAAAGAGGCGCAAAGTTATTGCAGCGCCTTGGTTATAATTCTATTGGAATGGTTATGGAAAAGGAGTTGGTGTAATGGGTGGTTTTTGTGGAGGTGGTGGAGCAGCAGCGCCTAAAACTAATAAAGACAGAAATTCGGAAGCAAACAAGCAAGCTGCTGGTACTCGTACGGCTGCTGGAGTTGGTAATGCTGATAATAGGCCAGCTACAGGTGGAAAGTACAAAAGCCCTAAGACTAGTTTTCAACAAGTTAAAGATGATATTCAAATGGATCTTGGCATGAAAGCAAAGGATGTTGATTATTATGCGCGAGTAGATGATAGGGCGGCACGTTCCAAAGCAGCTATGGCAAATTTAGGCAAAGATATATTTGGTAGACCTGCATCGGACGATAGTCCTGCTCCTGCAGCCCCAGCTGCGCCAACAACCCCAGCCCCAGTTGCAAAAGCACCAGAGGTTCCGAAGCCGCCTAAAGCCCCTACAGGGCCAGCAAAAATTACTACAGCTCCTGACCCAAGTGAAAAAAGTGAAGTTGGTATAAGCACAGCGGCTAGCGGAGAGGCTGAAGCTGCGGAAATATTGGCTACTGCTGAAGGTGAAGCTGAAAAGAAAGTTGCAGACACGGCAAAAAAAGGTCGAAGAAAAACTATTGCAACAAGTGCAAAAGGTTTACTATCCGCAGCCCCTGTACGTAAAAGGCGATCATTAATGGGTGGTTTGCTATCGTGATGTATAGGCGCAACATAGCTGGAGAAATGGGGGCCAAGGCTTCCCAGCCAGCAAAACGCCGTGCAGACATAACGGTTGATCCCTTGGAGCGTCTTCAACAAAAAATGGCTGGTAGAACTCAAGGTGGCGCTGTAGAGGGTTTAACAAATAACAAAAAGAAAAAGAAACGTTCAATGATGAATAGTATGGGAATGATGTAATGGCACAAGTAGATCCGTTAATTGCACAACTGGACCGTAGATTTAAAACGTTGCAGACGCAGCGTTCTAACTGGGAAAAGCATTGGCAAGAATTAGCAGACTACATGCTGCCACGTAAAGCTGACATCACAAAGAAGAGAACCCAAGGGGACAAGAGAACTGAGTTAATTTATGACGGTACAGCCGTACACGCTGTAGAATTACTTTCGTCCTCTTTGCATGGTATGCTCACTTCTCCTAGTACCCCTTGGTTCTCGATGAGATACCGTGATCCATCATTGCAAAATGATGACATGGCTAATGAGTGGTTAGAGCTGTGTATGGATCAAATGTATCAAGCGTTCAATAGGTCTAACTTTCAGCAGGAAATCCACGAGCTGTACTATGATCTAGTTGTGTTCGGAACTGCTGCTTTCTACGTAGAGGGTGACAGGGAAGGGTTGCGGTTTTCATCGAGGCATATTGCAGAAGTCACAGTTGCAGAAGATGCAAACGGTACTGTTGATACAGTATATCGTAAGTTTAAAATAACCGCTCGTGCTGCATCGCAGCGATTTGGTGAGGACAGCTTGCCAACACAGATGGCAAAAGATTTAAAGAATGATCCGCATAAAGAGCATGACTTGGTTCATGTCGTGTATCCAAGAGGCGAATCAAAAGGTAAGATTGCAAAAAGTAAACCTGTAGCATCTGTGTACTATCACCTTGATTCTAAAGCATTAATTTCAGAAGGTGGGTTTGACGATTTTCCATTTATGGTTCCACGCTTTAACAAAGACAGCGTAAGCACTTATGGGCGTTCACCAGCTATGAATGCGCTGCCTGATGTTAAGATGGTTAACAAAATGTCTGAGACAACAATACGTGCTGCTCAAAAACAGATTGACCCACCGCTTATGGTTCCTGATGACGGTTTTGTATTACCAGTAAGAACAACGCCAGGTGCGTTAAACTTTTTTCGTACAGGCACAAGAGACAGACTAGAGCCGTTGCAGATCGGCGCAAACAACCCACTAGGTTTAAACATGGAGGAGCAAAGGCGTAATGCAATACGCGAGGCTTTCTTTGTTGATCAGTTGCTAATGTCACAAGGCCCAGCCATGACAGCTACTGAGGTGTTGCAGCGTAATGAAGAGAAAATGAGGCTTCTCGGGCCTGTCCTTGGCAGGTTGCAATCAGAGTTATTGCGGCCTCTAATCTCGCGGTCTTTTGCGCTGCTGCTCCGGAATGGCCTCCTCCCTGCTGCTCCGGAGCAACTACAAGGCCAAGACATTGATATTGAATACGTTTCTCCACTAGCAAAAGCACAGAAGCTTACAGATCTACAGTCTATGCTTCGGGGTTTTGAGGTAATGATGCAGGTTGCAGAAATCGCTCCTGTTATGGATTACCTTGATAGTGACAAGCTCGTGCAGTATCTCGTTGAGGTTACAGGTATACCAGCAAGGGTTATACGTAGTGATGAAGAGGTTGCGCGTATCCGTGATGAGCAAGCAGAACAGGCAGAGCAGCAAGCGGCTATGGAGCAACAAATGATGCAAGCGCAGCAAGCGCAGCAGGTAGCTCCGTTAATTAAGGCTGTAGGTGACGTAGAGTAATGAAGCAACTAGAAGAGTTAAAATTATCATACAGGCGCACATTTAATACTGATGATGGGCAGAAAGTATTAAGTGATCTTAAATCCAGGTTCGGGTTTGAGACAACCACATTTTCGGATAATCCACATGAAACATCATTTAATGAAGGTCAGCGAGCAACCGTATTGCTGATTGTCCGAATGCTGACCGAAGGGAAGGAACCAAGATGAGCGAAGAGGCAATCCAAGATACAGGATCTCAAGAAGCTGCACCAGAAGCTGTTGTAGCAGAGGCTGCACCAATTGGCTTTTTAGAAAGCTTACCAGAAGAGTTACGCAATGAACCGAGCTTGCGTACTTTTACAGACCCAGGCGCACTAGCAAAAAGCTATGTAAATGCACAACGCATGATTGGCGCTGATAAAATAGCAATACCAAGTAAGTCTGCTACACCAGATGAGTGGAAAGAACTTTACACAAAGCTTGGTGCGCCAGCAGAAGTAGGTGGTTATGAGTTTGAAGGTGACGCTCCGCTTGCAGATGAATACATGAACTCCTTTAGGGAACATGCTCTAAACGCTGGATTAAATCCAAATCAAGCAAATCAAATGATGGCTTTTGTTAAAAACACGGTTGATGGTGTTAACAGCGGTTACGAAAAGGGTGCGGAAGAAGCCAAGTACGCAGCAGAACAGGAGTTGCGTGAAGAGTTTGGTCAAGCGTTCGATCAAAGGTTAGAGCTTGCACAAATGGCTGCTCGTGATCTTTTAGGGGGAACAGACATATTTGATGAAATACAATTGTCTGATGGTCGTATGTTAGGTGATCATCCAGAGATTATAAAGATGTTTTCTAACCTTGCTTCACAGATTGGAGAGGACAATCTTGCAGGGGAAACAACAGAGTTAATTATGACACCAGAAGAGGCGTCAAGACAAATTACAGAAATGACATTGCCCAATACGCCATATTGGGATAAAATGCATCCAGAGCATGGCACTTTTGTTAATGAAGTGCTTCGGCTTCGGGAATATACCTAGTGGATAACCGAAAGGCCCACTTGTAAGCTTGTAGTCAAGCGGAGTAGCTACCCTAAGTAGCAGCAAGGCCTCGTAAGAGATAACCAAGCGCAGCAATCGTAAACTTAAACAAGAGTAGGAGAGACAAAATGTCTACCCAAATTACAACAGCTTTTGTAAACCAGTTTAGCGCTAATGTCCAAATGCTATCACAGCAGATGGGTTCCTTGCTGCGAAATGCAGTGGATACAGAAAGCGTTAATGGTGAGAAAGCTTTTTTCGATCAAGTAGGGCAAGCTGCTGCTGTTCTACGTACATCAAGACATCAGGATACACCATTAGTTGAGACACCACATACCAGAAGAATGGTAACAATGTCAGACTATGAGTATGCTGATCTTATTGATGACAGCGATAAAGTTAGGTTACTCGTTGACCCAACTTCAACTTATAGTCGTGCAGCCGCTGCTGCTATGGGCCGAGCAATGGATGATGTTATCATCAGCGCTGCTTTAGGTTCATCGCAAACAGGTAAAGACGGTTCAACAACAACAGCACTACCTGCTGGGCAAAAGATTGCTCATGGTTCTGCTGGTTTGACTATTGCTAAGTTAGTAGATGCTAAAGAGCTACTAGATGCAGCAAGTGTTGATCCATCTATTCCACGGCACATTATTGTTTCACCAAAGCAGATTTCTGATTTGTTAAACAATACAACCGTGACTTCAGCCGACTTCAATACTGTTAAGGCTTTGGCTCAAGGTGAAATTAATTCATTTGTTGGATTTAACTTCATCGTAAGTAATCGTTTGACCGATGACGGCACAAGCCGCCAGGTTATTGCGTTTGCCCAAGACGGTCTGAAGCTTGCTGTTGGCAAAGAGCCAGCCGCACGTATTGATGAACGTGCTGACAAGTCATACTCAACTCAAGTCTATTACTGCCAGACTATTGGTTCTACCCGTATGGAAGAATCTAAAGTGGTAGAAATAGCTTGTAACGAATAAGGAGATTGACTAATGGCTACTGTTTATTCAACACAACGCACTAACACACGCGCTACTCCAGCCGTGATGAACAAGGCGAATGAGCTAGGCGGCAGGGTCCGTGTTGCTCATGGTACTTACGAAGCATCTTCTTTAGCATCTGGTGATGTTATTGAGATGTTTATTTTACCAGATGGCGCAAGATTGCTTGAAGGGTCACTAGCACATGATGCTATGGGTTCATCAACAACCTTGTCAGTTGGTTACGCAGCGCACACTAATGCTGCTGGAACCGCTGTTGTCGCTGCTGCTGCTGCATACAAAGCTGCTGCTGCATCAACATCTGCTCAGAAAGTGGACATCCTTGCTACCTTGGCTCTTGGATCAGGTACAGAGACAGACACTAATGAAGACGGTGTTGCTGTTACCGCAACTATGGGCGGTGCTGCTGGTACAGGAAGTATCGAAGTAACTATCAAGTATGTAGTTGACTAATTAGGTTGGGGCGGTTCGCCGCCCCTTCTTTTACAGGATAGGTTAAAATGGCGAGTACAGTTGATATTGCAAACTTTGCGCTAAACAATCTAGGCGCTTCTAACATCACCTCATTAGATGAGAACAGTAAAGCGGCGCGTGTTGTTAATCAAAGATACGAATCGGTTAGGGATACTGTTTTTCGAGCGCACCCTTGGAACTGTTTAACGAATAGGGCAAGTCTAGCCCAAGAGACAACAGCTCCAGCATACGGTTATGCATTTCAATATTCACTACCAACAGATCCTTTTTGCTTGCGTGTGTTAGAATTTAGCAACGGCTCTCTTTCATATCCGCAAGACAACATAACAAATAATTCTGGTGGCCCAGTGTTTGTAATAGAGGGCCGCAAGCTTCTTACTGATGAAGGTAGCGCACAAATTAAATATATTGGGCGTGTAACAGATACACAGCTTTACGATGCTAGTTTAATAGAAGCGTTAGCTGCTAGGTTATCTGCTGAGATATGCTACGCTATTACAGGTTCTACTAGTATGGTTCAGATACAAACATCATTGTATGAAGGTAAAATTACTGAAGCACGATTTAACGATGCAACAGAGGGTGCAACGCAACGCCTAGAGGCAAGTGACTTTATTGAAAGCAGGTTCTAATGGCACGTTCTGCACCAGCGTTTAGTTCTTTTACAGCAGGTGAGATTAGTCCAAAGCTAGAGGGCCGTACCAATATAGAAAAGTATCGTGAGGGATTATCAGACCTTACAAACATGGTTGTTATGCCTCATGGCGGTGTAACACGTAGGCCAGGCACAGAATACCTTGGAGAAATAAAAAGCAGTTCTGTCAAAACAAGGTTGATACCATTTCAATTTAAAACGTCTGACACTTACATTTTAGAGTTTGGTAATCAAATTATGCGTGTTCTTCGCAACGACTTGCAAGTGTTAACTAGCTCTGCAAAAACAATAACAGCAATAACAAAAGCTAATCCTGGTGTTTTAACTAGTAATAGCCACGGTTTTAGCAATGGCGATGAGATCTTTGTTGATAGCGTTGGTGGCATGACGGAACTAAATAGTCGTAACTATCGGGTAGCAAACTCAACAACAAACACGTTTACGCTTGTAGATTTATTTGGCAGCGCAATTAACACAACAAGTTTTACAACATTTACATCTGGGGGAACTGCAACAGAAATATATGAGACAGCCTCTCCTTATGCTGAAGCTGATTTGTTTGATTTACGCTTCGCACAATCGGCTGATACTATGTACATAGTTCACCCTTCCTACGATATACGGACTTTAACAAGATCAGATCATAATGCGTGGACATTTGCCACACTGTCTATTGCAGGATCTCCAAGCCCAGCTTTAAGTGGTGCTAATAATAGGCCAAGTGTTGTTTCATTTTTTGAGCAAAGGCTTGTATTTGGAAATACAAACAATAATCCACAAACATTATTTTTTAGTAAAAATGGTGACTATGATAATTTTACAGTAGGAACTAACGATGATGACGCTCTTATCTATACAATTGCATCAAATCAAGTTAACGCTATACGGTTTTTATCAGCGACAAGGGTTTTAACTGTTGGAACTTCTGGTGGTGAGTATGTTCTTACATCTACAAATGATGGGCCAGTTACACCGACAACGACACTTATCCGTAAGTATTCCAACTACGGTACAGCACAAATAGAGCCAGTGCAAGTTGCTGATGTTACCTTGTTTGCCCAGCGTGGTAAAAGAAAAATAAGAGAGTTTAAGTTTGTTGGTGACGTTAACACAGGGGGCTACTCAGCGCCTGACATGACCATCTTAGCAGAGCATGTGACTGAGGGTGGGATAGTTCAAATGGCCTTTCAGCAGGAGCCTGACAGCGTTGTGTGGTGCGTTAGAAATGATGGTACGCTTCTTGGCCTTACGTACCGCCGCGAAGAAGAGGTTGTTGCTTGGCACAAACATGTTATTGGGGGCGCTTTTAGCGGAGGCCAAGCTGTAGTTGAGAGCATTACGACACTTCCTACAGATACTGGCGAAGATGAGCTGTTTATGATTGTAAAAAGAACAATTAATAGTGTGACAAAACGTTATATAGAAAAATTAAAACTATTTGATTTTGGTGACAGCACAGAAACAGCATTTTTTGTTGACAGCGGTTTATCTTACAGTGGTGGGGCTACAACGACATTATCAGGTTTATATCATCTTGAGGGCGAAGCTTTGCAAGTTTTAGGAAATGGAGCAACGCACCCAAACAAAACTGTTAGTGGTGGTGGTATAACATTAGATTATTCTTCAACAAAAGCTGCTGTTGGATATGGTTTTGACAGTACAATGCAAACTCTACGTATAGAGTCTGGATCTGTTGATGGTATTAGCCAAGGCAAACCAAAGCGTGTTCATAGTATTACTGTAAGGTTTTTTGAAACTGTGGGTGCTGAAGTTGGAAATGACAGTGGTGAAGTCGATAGGATATTCTTTAGGGATAGCTCTATGGATATGGACACTGCGGTTCCTATGTTTACTGGTGACAAAGATATAGAGTTTCCTGGTGGATTTGATGACGATGATCGTGTATTTATAAAACAAGGTCAGCCTTTGCCAATGACCGTTCTTGCGTTCTACCCACGCATGAATACATTTGATAAGTGAGTTTGAGTAATGTGTAATCCTTTAGCGCTTATATCAACTGGAGTACAAGTCGTAGGGGGCATAAGCAGCAAGAAAGCATCAGATAGGGCTGCGGCAGCGGCTTTACGTGCTGGAGAGTTTAATGCGTCCATTATAGAACGTGACATTGATTTGTTTGAGCGACAGCGTGGTATAATGAATGCTCAGTTTGCTATTGATAGCGAAAGAGCCGCAAGCGCATTTGAAGGACAGGTACAGGGTACACTTAGAGCAAGCACAGGATATGCAGGGTTTGACATGAGCCAAGGTACACCTATGACTGTTCTTAGGCAGAATGCTCGTGAGTTTGATTATGAGCAGTCCGTTAATAAATTTAACAATGAAATTTCAAACTTACAGATTAGTGATGCGCAGGAAGAGGCTAGGCTTAACGCAGAGCTTTCTCGCATGGAGGGTGGTATGGCTGCTGCTAGCGCTAGAGCTTCTGGCACTGCTGCACTTATGTCTGGGTTTGGCGGTGCTGCAAAAACAGCTTATGAAACAGGTTTAATAGGCGGTGATGACTGATGAAGATACCACGATATACAGCACAAGCAACCGTAACCAGAGAAGCCCCAGGCAGACAGATTAGGGCAAGACAGTCACCGACAGCTATGGCGCAAGCTGAAATGGATAAAGCAAAACCAATGCAAGCTGCATTGCAAGCAGCAGGTGATTACGCTCAAACAAGATACAAGATACAAACTCAAAACAATTTAGACAAAGTTCTTTTGGATGCAGAAGAAGGTTTAAATGAAAGACTAAGAGAATTAGAAAAAAGCCCAGATTATAATAACATTCTCGATGGCGATGATCCGCTTTGGAATAAAGAAACAAATGAACTTCTACAAGCTAGCCTTAAAAAGGTTGGCACAGATCGTTATGCACGGCAACAGCTTACAAGTAGATTTGGCAACCTAGAGCAAAGAGGAAGGTTTGCCCTTCGTGATTTTATTGATGAAAAAATAAAAGCCACAGCTCAATTGAACAGGGATAGAAACCTTCAAAACACAGAAGATGAGATAGTAAATACTCCTGATTTAGCAAACACAATGCTTTTGATTGGAAACATTGAAACAAATACAAAAAAATTAGGTGAGGTTGGGGCAGGTAATCCAGAGATTTTATCTAAGCAACAGTATGCTATGGTTAAGAGATCTGCCTTGCGAGCGGTTGGAAAATACGCAGACGAAGCTCCAAGCGGTATAAAGTTTGTAGAAAATGTGAGAACTGCTCTTGGAGAAAAAAGCACACCTCTTGTTTCAAAGACATCAATCTCCTCAAGAGAGGAAGCATATGTTTTGGGCTTACTTAAAATGCTTGATCCAGAGGATCGCGCCGACATACTTAGCAGTGTTGGGGGTACTCAAAAATATTTAGAGGCTCCAAGCGTGGCAGATCAAAACTCTCAAAAGCTCGCTCAATCTTACTTAAAAATATATGACGAGAGTATAAAGGTAAGGACAGATCGTTTGTCTTCTGGTAGCGTTTCTTCTTCTGATGATATTTCTAATTTAGAAAATCAAATAAAAGATCTTGCTATAACTTTGCCTCAAGAAGAGGCTGCGCCTTTAATTCAAAAATTTAATGATTACAAAGAGTTAAACAATTTTCAAGTTGCGTTAAATAGAATGGCAAGCATTCCAGCAATAAATGGCGTAATAACAAGGCTGGAGTCCTCTGGTGTTCCAGGTAAAAACCTAAAGGGCGTTGATTCTGATTTTGAGCAATCTGCTTTAAAATTAGCAAAAGACTTTAAAGCAAGGCTTGAAGCTGAGTTAAAACCAGATGGGGATATTGTAGGGCTTGCTGAAAGCATTGGAATGGATGGTGTAACAATATCTCCTGTTGATCTTAGTTTGGAAGCTGTTTCTGCTGATGCTTTAGACCCTAGAAAAGAAGTAAAGGTTGATAGTGGGTTAAGTGCTAGAATTGCTCAAGGTATAAAAATAGCATCAAGAAACGATCTTGATTTTATTCCTGTATTGAAGAAAAGCGAAATGCGACAAGTGTCTAACACTGTAAATGGTCTTAAAGGAGAAGATGGCATCTTTTATTTAAGGCAGTTGATGGGAGAGCTAGACAATAGAAGCCAAGGTGTCTTGATAGAAAACATGGCTAATTTAGGTTTAGCTCCAGAATACATACAAGGTTTTTATATGGATAATCTAGCTGCTGCTAGAACTCTTATAGAAAATAAAGATGTTCCTATGTCTGAATTAAAAGATGCTGTTCGAAAAGATCAAAGCACCGGAGCTAGCGGCATACCTACTGTTATGGGTAATTTAACTTCTTTAGAAAATTACGCTCAAGCTTTTATATCAGGGGGTGATGGGGATGCTGCTTTTACAAGATTTTCTCAGCAAAGAGACTTAGCTGAAAGGCTTGCCTACCTTTATGTTAGAGCTAACGTTTCTGTTCCAGATGCAGTGGAAAGAGCGGTTGATGATGTTTTTAATAGCGATGCGGTTATTAATGCTAATCAACAGTTTCTTGTTCCAAAGCAGCTCGATGCTGATAAAATTTCTGAATCGGCGTCTGATTTGCTAACACAAGATGGGTTAAAAACTTTTAATATAGATCCTTTGAAAGACTCTAGGTTAAAACTTATTGAAAACTTAGAGGTAAATATTGCTTCGCTTATAAGCAATGGGATGTGGTTAAACAACGGAACTGGTGATGGGCTAGTTTTACATTACAATGTTAACGGTAGTTTTTTACCTGTTGAAAATGTAAACGGTGATGTCGTTGAGGTTTCTTTTAAAGACCTAATTGATTTTAGCCCTAGGTCAATTGAAGACGTAGATGAGCAGTTTGATGTTGGTGTTGGAGAGCAAAGCGGAACAATTGCCTTAAGAGGGTATGATCTGTCAGATAAAGAACAAAGAAATAAAGCAATAGTAACTTTTTCTAACATTATTAAAGATGAATTTTCTGACGAAGTCATTCCGGAACTTGGGATTCAAGAGCTTAAAGATTGGGCTGATTTAAACGGCTTTAAATATGATGATAGCCTTTTAAGAGTAACACAACAAATGTTAAGGGTAACAAAGTAAATGCGTCCTCGTCCTCTTAGAGAAATAGGCTCAGTAGAAAGAGCCACAGCGTTTACTGACTTAACAGTGTCAGCGGCTGAAGTTTTTAGACAAGCTAGGCAAGCCCCAACAATAACTGATTTGGCTTTATCATCGGCTAAAATGGCAGTTAGTGAAACAGATCAATTAAATAGAAAAGCGCGGCGTGACGTAAGAAAAAATAAAATTACGTTAAATAAAATTAATTCTTTGCAAGAAGATTTATATTTTGAAAAAGACGAAATTAGGCGTGACCAAATTAAAATTGAATTAGAAGACTTGCAAAAACAAGAAAAAGTTTCTCTTGACCCTCAAGTTCGGGAAATGATTAACGTTTCAAAACTTATGTCAGTTGACGAATTAAATGATAAATTTGGCGACACGTTAACATTTGAAGACCCAACTTCAAGAGAAGTTGCTGAAATGCTTTACAAAAACAAACGTGAAGAAATTGTAAGAGATGTAATTATAAATAAAGGCTTGAGGGGAACAAAGAGTTATGCTGCGTTGCTAGCTGGTTCATTAGCAGGTATTGCAACAGATCCTATAGAGCTAACAGTTTCTTTTATTCCTTATTTTGGACAAGCTAGAAGAGCCGCTGCTGTAGCAAGGTTTGGCGCAATAAGAGGCCGTGCCGCCATTGGTGTCGGGGAGGGTTTGGCTGGATCTTTGCTTACAGAACCTGCTTATTATGCTTTAAGTAAACAGCAAAAATTAGATTACAGCATGGGCGAGGCGTTGCTTAATATAGGCGCTGGATCTCTGTTAGGCGGTGGTTTAGGTACAATTGCTGGCGGTTTTAATAGAGCTTCTGTTAAAGTAAAAGATGTTTTGCAAATAACAGATCCAAAAATTAAATCTTTGGTTCCTGAAGATATACAATCAAGGTCTGCAAACGAGTTAATTGATGGAGAAAAAACAAGAAAAGCCGCTTTAGAAAACTTTAATATACTTGGTGGCAAACCTGTAGCAGATGCTATTTTAGGTCAATTTATAAATGACAATCAAATTGATGTGTCAGCTATAACGCCTAAAGTTGTTCCAAAGCCTGTGGACCTTGAGCAATTTGTAAGAGATGGTGGGGGCTTAAGGCTTTCTACAGAAAGTTTTGCTAACGTTGTAAAAAAAGAAAAAGTTTCTAATAAAAAAGCGGCAAACAAAACAGCAGAAAGATTGTCTAGCGTTGGAGGTCTTAGTCCTAACGGGGTTACTATTAGGTCTATGGTTAGAAAATCTTATAATGCTGGTTATTTAGAATCCAGAAGTACAAAAGAATTTTTAGATAAACTTCAAGAGTCTGCTTCTGGAAGGTTTGTTTTTGCCAGACAGGACGCTGACAAAGCGACGAGATGGAAAGCTAGCGCTGAAAGCGTAGATGATTTTAAAACAGATTTGGTTCACAAGCAAAGTATTAAGCAACAGCTTGAAGATTTAAGCGGAAGGGCAGCAACCGAGCAAGAGGTTAATATCGTTTCAGACGCCATGTCTCGAAGAAATATTGGCGTTGAAGAAGCAGCTAAAGACATACAAATGAGACTTTATGATGAACAAGCAAAACGTTTGGCGGCGCACGGCGCTAATATTAATAGCGATGTTGGGGCTGATGTTGTTGCATCTCAAAACATTCAAGAAGAGCTGCCATTAATAAAAGACGAATTTGATCTTGATTCTGACATAGAACAAACTGCTGCTGTATTGAGGCAACTTGAAGAAAATGGTGAGTTAACAAAAGCAGACAAGGCAGAGCTACTGTTGGCTCAACAAGCTGACGAGGCTTTTGATGCGTATATAGAGCTTGCTAGAGAAGCGGCTGTTTGTTTAAGGGGTTAATTATGTCAAAGTGTTTAGATTTAATAGATAAAGCAAACAAAGGTCGGTTAAATGACGATACTTTAGAGCAAATAATTGAAGAGCTGCAATCAGTTGTTACGGCTAATAAAGCTGCTAGCGGCCTAAAAACATTAGAAGAAAAACTTTTTGATAAAGGTGAGTTGCTAGCTAGTGAAGCAGGAATTGCAAAAAAAATTGAACGGCGAAATCGTTTTAAAAATATTCTTATAGAAAAGAAAATTATTGAATTAGCAGAAGAAGCAGACAAAATGTTGCAAGATCCTTCTTTAGCTCTTGAGTCAGTTTTAGTCGGTATTAACGCCCCAATACCAGGGGCGCAGAGATCAATAGACAGCATGATTAACGCTATGGGGGGCGAGTATTTAGGTGGGTTAATTGCTGATCTAAGAGGCGCAAAACTTCTTACAAAGTTTAATACTATGAAAGGTGACTTCGAGTCAGAAGTTGCGCGAGAACTCTACAACCTAAATTCAAAAGTTCCTTTACCTAATATTAGGAGCAGCCGTGACGCAAAAGATATAGCTAAAATTATGTTTAAATACCAAAGAGCTGCCTTGCATAGAGAAAATAAAGCAGGGGCTTTTATACGTCTGAAAGAAGGCAGAATTGTTACAACCGTTCACAATCCAGCGCTTATGACTAAAGCTGGCGTAGATGAATGGATTACATTTATGATGAGTAAAAATAGAGTTAACTGGAATAAAACAGCTAACGGTCAGTTTAGAGACAACACGAATATTGTTGCAAGAGAAGATTTTTTAAGAAGATCTTATCAAGCAATAACGACAGGGGTTCGAATAACTCAAGATAGAACGGAAATAGGAAAAGCGTTTACTGGCCCACAAAATATTGCAAAATCAAGAAGTGCTTCTTCTATTTTTACTTTTAGAGATGCAGACGCCTGGATGGAATACAATAGAACTTTTGGCAGAAATTCTTTGCGTGAAAGTTTTGTCCAAGACTTACAAGGCTCTATTCGTTCGACAGCACTAATGGAGCGCCTTGGGACTAATCCACAAGCTATGTTTAAGCGTGTGCAAGACAGGCTTTTAGAAAAATATAGGGATGACCCAGATCTTAAAAAAATAAAAAGATTGCGGCGTCAAGGGGTTATAGATAACTTTGACTCTATGCTTAAAGAAGTTACTGGAGAAATAAATTTTGGTTCTCACACAACTTTAGCAAGAACTATGCACGGTGTACGAGCTTTTCAGACTATGGCAAAGCTTGGCGGCGCTGCTATATCAGCTTTTAGTGACGTAGCGTTTATGGCTTCCAACAGAATGTACCAAGGTCAAAGTTTGCTTGGCGCTTGGAATGACAGCTTTATGGCTTTATTTAAAGGCATGAAGCAAGGAGAAATGCGTGAGTTTGCGGATAGACTTGGTATTGGCATAGAGGCTCAACTTGGCGATTTTATGTCTAGGTTTAACGCATCTGATGATATTCCAGGCAAAACATCAAAGTACCTTAACACATTTTTTAAACTTAATCTTTTGCAGCCTTGGACCGAGGCAAATAAACGTGGTATTACTTTAATAATTGCAAACGATTTAGCAAGACATGCAAAAAAAGGTTATAACGGTCTACCTGATAATATGAAAACACTGTTAACTTTGTATGACATAGATTCAATCAAATGGGAGGCCATTAGAAAAGGTGTTAAAAAAGGTCCAGACGGAAGAGAGTATATCGTGCCAGGTGAAATACCTGATGAGTCGGTAAGGGGCAATGTTTTTAACCTGTTAACAAATGAAGCTGAGTTTTCTGTACCTTCTCCTGGCGCACGAGAAAGAGCTATATTAAGACAAGGTTATCAACCTGGAACGCTTGCAGGTGAAAGTATTCGATTTGTTGCTCAGTTTAAATCATTTGGTGTTTTAGGTATTACTAAAAACCTAGGAAGACAAGTTCACGGTTCTGGAGCCAAAACATTAAGAGAGGCGCTTGCTCGTGGGGCTGGTGGAAATCTAGGTTTAATAAACACTATAGCTGGCACTACTTTGATGGGATATATTGTTTTACAAGCAAAGCAAATTGCAGCAGGTAAAGAACCAAGAGAAATTGATAGCGTTAATGATGCTTATAAGATGTTCCTAGCGTCTGCGATGCAAGGGGGCGGCGCAGGTATCTATGGCGATTTTCTTTTTGGTCAAGCTAACAGATATGGTGGCGGCACTCTTGAAACATTAGCTGGGCCAGGGCTAGGCACACTAGCCGAGACAATAGATCTTTTGCAAAGAACAAGTAATAGATTGGCTAGTGGAGATGATAATGTAGGTGGTGATTGGATTAGGCTAGTAAAATCTAACGTGCCAGGTGCAAACCTATTCTATACAAAACAAGTGCTTGATTATATGGTTTGGCACCAAATGCAGGAATATATTAACCCTGGATACCTTGCGAGAATGGAGCAAAGAATAAAACGCGAAAACAATCAAGAGTTTTATATACCTCCATCAAGCATAGTCCCATTTGGAAGCTCATTTAGATGACTGTTCAAACAAATAAATATGTGATAAAAGGTTTTAAGCAAAGGATGCGGTATGACAGTTAGTAGTGCAACAAACAAAGTAAGTTATAATGGCAACGGCTCACAAACAGTTTTTGCTTATGGCTTTAAGATCTTTGATCAGGATGATCTTACTGTTATTTTACGTAATGCTAGTGGCGGTGAAACAACTAAAACAATTACAACACACTACACAGTGTCAGGTGTTGGCGCTGCGTCTGGTGGTAACGTTACTATGGGTACTGCGCCAGCCAGCGGTGAAAGTATTACAATTATTCGAGAGCAGCCTCTAACACAAGGTTTAGACTTAGTTGCTAACGATCCATTCCCTGCTGCAAGTTTTGAAGATCAATTAGATAAACTGACATTTATGGTGCAACAACACCAGGAAGAATTAAACAGGTCTATTAAAGGCTCTAAAACAACAACAATTACAAATCCTACATTTACTGAAGATGCCACGGCTCGTGGTAATAAATTATTTGCTTTTGATGCATCAGGTAATATCGACATCACACAAGAAATAGGAACGCTACAAGGCAACTGGTCTGCTGGCAGAACCTATAATGTGCGTGACCTGGTTAAAGATACAAGCAACAATAACTTTTATATCTGTATTACAGCGCATACATCATCTGGATCTCAGCCTATTAAGACAAATACAGATGTTGCTAAGTGGACTTTAATAATAGATACGGAAGCAGCAACTACCGCTCAGACCGCAGCGGAAACTGCAAAAACTGGTGCTGAAACTGCGCAAGCGGCATCGGAAGCTGCAAAAGTTTTGAGCCAAACTGCTCAATCAAATTCGGAAACAGCAGCAACAAATTCAAGTAATTCGGCAACTGCTAGTTCCAATTCCGCTACCGCAAGTGCGGCTAGCGCGACAGCTGCGGCAGCTAGTGTTGTTGAAGCCGCCGCACAAACAGCCGCTGGTGATGCGGTTGCACAAGCCACCGTCTACTCAGTTGCTCTAGGATAAGGAAATCAAAAATGGCAGATGACGCAATAATCGTTTCACAGGTTACAGTGTTACCGGATGAGATTGCAAAAGTAATTTCAAACACAACCACTGTTGCCCCAGCAGACGCTAACGACAAATGGTACTACAAATTAACTAGTGTATCTAACGCAAGCACAGACTTAATGGCTGGTAA